AGATGAGTCTGTATTGACCAAATTAGTATTAACGGGTATGAAGCAAATTAAACCAATTCTAAAAGATGTGTTTATTGGGCTTACTGATGAAGAACTTAAAAAAGCTAGAATTAATGAAATAGTAGCAGTTTTAATTGGTATTCTTTCTGAGGCTCTTACAGGCATCTTATCAAACGAAACCATAAAAAACGTGATAAGGGGGTTGAAGTAAATAATGCTTCAATCCCCATTTTTGAAGCCTTATTCATAAAGACTTACAATGTTTGTCAAATGTTCCCAGCGTTAAATCCGCTGGGAATAAGGCAAACAAAAGCTCGTGAGGTCTTTCTTTTATTTAGAAGAACTGAAAAGATGAACGAGTTACTTAATAAAGAGAAGGCGAAAAAACAAATAGGTACTAATCAAAGTGACGTTATGGATGTTACAGGAATGACGGGCGGTATTTACGATTGGTACTAGAAAGGAGTGAAAAAATGAAAAAACTATTATTAGATATTCAATTTTTTGCTGATGGTAAAGTAGATGCTGGTGTTGAATTTAATTTTAATATTAGCGAAATGCAAAAAAGTTTAAAAGTGTTAAAAAGTGAAGTTTCTCAAAACCAACAAATGTGGAACTCATTTGCGGTTGCTAACGAAAATTGGGAACATACTGCAAATGGTGTTGAACAACGTATGGAAAGCCTAAATTCTTTAATGGAAAAACAAGAAGCCATAGTTGAGAATTTGAAAGCACAACACGCATTATGGGCTACTAAATTAGATGAAAGTAATCCTTCACTTGCGAAAATGGCTGCTAATATAGAAAAAGCTAAAGCAGAATTAGCAAAATCAAATGCAGAATACGAAAAAAACAAAAGCAAATTAATTGAAATTGGTGGCGAATACAAAACTCTTGAAGAAATCTTAGATGATTTCAATAGAGATATAAATATCGCTAATGCTAGTTTTGATAAAGCTACTGTTGGGATGGAAGATTGGTCACGTTCAACAGATGGATTGAAGGCTAAACTTCAACAATTAACTACTGTGGGCAATACTCAGGCTAAAAAAGTTGATATTCTACAAAAAGAATATGATAAATTAGTCGATGCTAAGTTAGAAATGACTAGCGAAGGCAAGAAACTTTTAGCACAATTAACTAAGGAACAAACTGCTCTTGCTAAAACTAACAAAGAATTAGAAGAATATTCAGATGAAACTTATCAAACAAGAGTTAAAATTAAAGAGTTAAAAGATAAAGTTGAAGATTTAACTAAAGAATACAACGATTTAGAGAAACAAGAAGATAAAAACATAGATACTCTTGCTGAAATTAAAGCTGCAATTATTAGAGCTACCAATGAGTATAAAGATTTAGAGAAACAGCTTGATGACGTTGAAGAAGAAAACGAAGATGTTGAAGATTCTAATAAAAAACTTACAGATGGTTTTACCGTTTTAAAAGGTGTTATTTCAAATCTTATTTCTGATGGGATTAGAAGGCTTATAACAGGTTTGGGAGATGTTGCTAGAACAGCGATAAATACTGGTATCGAGTGGGAAAGTTCATTCACAAATATAGTTAAAACAGTAGATGCAACAGAAGATGAATTGCAAACGCTAAAAAAAGGTTTATTGGAACTTTCAACTAATGTGGCAACGCCTGTTAATGAAATAAATGATGTGGCTGCTGCGGCTGGTCAGTTGGGTATTAAAGTTGCGAATATTGAAGGTTTCACAGAAGCTATGATTAAGTTAGGCGATAGTACAAATATGGATGCGACAACTGCTGCAAATGAATTAGCTCGACTTGCAGGAATAACTGGAATGTCACAAACAGATTTTGATAAATTAGGTTCTACGTTGGTTGAATTAGGTAACAATTTACCAACGACAGAAGGCGAAATTACATCAATGGCATTACGTTTAGCTGCTGCGGGTGATGTAGTAGGATTAACAGAAGCAGAAATTTTAGGTTTATCAGCTTCATTGTCAGCTGTTGGTGTAGAAGCTGAAATGGGAGGTACTGCTCTATCAAAAGCGTTGTCTAAGATGAACGTGGCAACAAAAAATGGAGTAGGAAAAATAGATACAATATTAAAAAATTCAGGAATGTCATTCCGAGAATTGGAATTAATGTACGAAAACAATACAACTCAATTTAAAAAATTCGCTACAAGTATCAACATGACTTCTAGTGAACTAGCTACCTTAATAAATGCTAAGGGTGATTTAGAAAGTTTTGCAGAAATAGCAGGCGTAACGGCAGATGAATTTGTGCAAGCCTTTGGCGAAGATGCAATAGGTGCTTTTGATTTATTTATTAAAGGTTTAGGCGATACAAGCGATGCCTCAGAAGATGCTATTACGATGTTATCAAACATGGGAATCACAGAAGTACGTTTAAGAGATGCTTTAACACGTTTAAGTAATTCTGGCGGAGAAATGACAAACACGATAAAAATGGCAACAGATGCTTGGGAAGAAAATAGTGCTTTAACAGAAGAAGCAGAACGAAGATATGAAACATTAAGTAGCAAAATTGTCATGATGAAAAATCAATTAAGTATATTAGCAGTATCAATATACGAAAAGTTTTCAGAGCCATTAAAAGAAGGCGTAGATTCGGTAAAAAGTTCTTTTGCAAAATTAGGGAGAGAACTTGAAGGCAAAGAAGTATCAGAAGCAATAGAGATATTAGCAAAAGGTGTAGGCGATTTAATAAAAGCATTTGCTGAGTTCATATCAAAATGGATACCAAAACTATTAAAAGGCTTAGCGAATTTAGTTAAAAACTGGAAAACGATAAGTAAAGTTTTAGGAACTGTTGTAACAGGTATAATCGCATATAATGTAGCTACTAAAGGTTATTTGGCTGTAACAAAAGGAATAAGTGCGGCAACATTGGCGTATAAGGTTGCTTTGTTGTTAATGCAGGGGGCAACTAAAAAAGCTATCACAGCCCAACTTGGTTTAAATGCGGCACAATTAGCAAATCCGATAGGATTAATAATTGGATTAGTAGCAGCACTATCCGCTGGTTTAATATATTTAGCAGCAAAAACTATTAAAGCGAAAAAAGCTGATACAGAATATACAAAAGAACTTAAAGCCCAAAAAACAGCGTTAGAAGAAGTCACAGAAGCAAGAAAAGAAGAAGCTAATGCTATGGAAGAAAGAAATAAAGCACAACAAGAAGCTATTTCTGATGGATTAGGAGAAGTTGGTCATTTACAAGACTTATGGGATGAGTTACAAAAAATAGTAGATGCTAACGGTAAAATCAAAGATGGTTACCAAGCTAGAGCAGAATTTATTGTAGGTCAATTAAATGATGCACTAGGAACTGAAATTAAACTAAATGATGGTATCATAGAAAGTTATCAAAAAATACAAGGCGAAATAGATAAAACAATACAAAAGAAAAAAGCTATGATTATCTTAGAAGCAAAAGAAGAAGATTATAAAACAGCAGTACAAAATGAAGCAACTTATAGAGAACAAGCTGCTTCGGATGAAGAAGCATACGATAAAGCGAAAGCAGCGAATATAGCAGCGGCAGGTAAATGGGAGTCGGCTCAAGATGAATTAGAAGCTAAATATGCAGAATTGGAAGAAAAATTCGGTCGTTCAAGAGAGAATTGGAATGTTGGTGACAGGATAGTTGCATCGTTTAAAACAAAAGATTTAAAACAAGCTATTGCAGACGCCGAGAAAGAATTTAATGCAGCAAATGATGTGATGAGTGAAGCGGGTAAAGCCTTAAATACATCACGAGATAATTATCAAGAAACTGTTAATGATATTATTGATTATGAAAGCACGAGTGCGAAAATATTAAGCGAAGATTATGGTTCTGTAATTGCAGAACATTCAGGATTAACAACAGATTGGGTAAACACAACAAGCACTAAATTAAAAGATGGAACGCAAGAATGGTTAGGTCATATCAAAACGTACGATAAGGCACTTATTGAAGCTATCGAAAAAGGTGATGCAGATGCTATAAAACTTGCAGAACAAGGATTAGAAAAAGGAAATTCGCAATTAAAAGAAATAGCTGCTTCTTTAGCAGGACAAGTAAGTACAATAGAGGAAATGTCACCAGACGTTCAAGAATCATGGAAGTTATTAGCGGAAAATTCTAAAGGAATATACTTAGAAACAATTAAAACATTAAGTCCTGAACAACAAGCACTTTTATCAGAATTAACAGGTGTAACAGCAACTGGTGGAGCTAATATTACTGCGGAATGGGCTAATATAGCAACTAATTCGTTATATGCTTTAACAGGACAACAAATTTTATTCCAAGATGCTGGTAATGGTTTAGTACAAATGGTAATCAACGGAGTAAATATTGGAGAACCTATGGCAACTGATGCTATGAAAACATTAACATCAAATGTTGTTAAGAAAATAGAAGAAGGCGAAGTAGGAGCAACCGATGCTGGTAAAATGTTAGCAGAAGGCGTTGGAGAAGGTATTAAAGACAAAAAAACAAATGATAACTTATTTATTAAAATAGGAAATTGGGGTAAAAGCGTTCTTGCGAAAATCAAATCAAGTTTACAAGAACACTCACCTTCAAAAGCAACAAGAGAAGATGGTGTCAACTTATTAAAAGGTTTAGGTTTAGGTATTAAGGACGAAGAAGGTACTGTTCTAAAACAAATAGATGACTTTGGTAAAACAGCATTATCAACATTACAAAATAGATTAAGTAATGTAAGAAGTAATCTAAATGGAAGTATTGGATTAAATTCAGATTCATTAAATGAAATCGGACAAATTCAAGGCAAATCAAGTAAGACAGTAGTAATAAATCAAACAAATAATAGTCCAAGAGAATTAAGCCACTTAGAAATATATAGACAAACTAAAAATGCAGCACAGTTAGCAGCAAGGTCATAAAGACGGTGAACGCAAAAGCGTTTACTGTCCTTTTTTTGTTTAGTAAAGGGGCTGAAAAACCATATAATTATTGTAAAAAGTTTTAACAAAGGAAGGGTGATTTTGTGAAAACATATAATTTTAACGGAAAAATAACAGGAGCTGCGGCGAGTCATTATTCACTTAAATTAATAGTTACGGTAGGTGATAGTAATTTAACGACACTTCAAACTCCAATTACAATAAAACTTACAAGAACCTCTGATTCTTATGGTGGAAACTATGGTTATAATAATCCAACTACCGTAAAAATCAATGGAACAACAATGGCAACAGCTACTCCAAAATCAAATCACGATGACGTAACAACGCAAACATTAATAGAAAATTCAGGTATTATATATCATGATGCAGATGGTAAGGTTAGTCATGTTACAATTGGTAGCAATACCGTATCAAACATAACTAATAATACATTTACAGTATCGGCTTCGTTTACGAGTTCATCGCCTAATTTAAGTGGTGGTTCAGTAAGTGGTAGTGTATCAGTAGAATCAATAGATGTAACACCAAACACAATTAGTAGTATCACAACATTTATACTAGGGTTAAGTAATCCAACAATAACAATAAAAAAAGCTAATGCAAATTTTACAACATCGTTATATTATCGAAACTTAAATAATGACTTAGTGTTGATAGTTAGTAAAACAACAGCGACTTCTTATACATGGAATCTAAGTACAAGTTATATTAATGAATTAAAAAAAGCATACAGCACAGGTGGTACTGTAACGGTAGTTGCATACACTTATAGTGGAGATACGGAACTAACAAAGACTTCTACTTTAACGCAAAGTTTCACAGTTCCAAAACCGAACAATATAACAAATATAAGCTCGTTTGTTTTAGGAGAAAGTAACCCAACAATAACTATTAGTAAAACAGATAGTAATTTTACAACAACATTAGAATATGAAGTTGAAGGGGATTTAGGAACTTATACAGGAACAATGGTACAAAAAACAACAGCAACTTCTTATAAATGGGAAATAGATAGTGTTCTTGTAAGTGAATTAGATAGTTTATTTGAATTTTCAAATCAAGGTACATTAACTGTTACTGCAAAAACGTATAGTGGAAATACTTTAATAGAAGGTACTTCAAGTTATAGTCGTACATTTACCATATCAAAAGAAAGACCAAATGAGATATTGAATGTTACCGACTTTATTTTAGGTCAAACTAATCCAACAGTAACATTAAAAAAAGGAGATTCAAGTTTTACAACATCGTTATATGTTGAAAATTGGGTATATAATGAAGCAGAAGGTTATTACGAACAAGATTACGCATTAGTTGCAAGTAAAATAAGTGGCACTACTTATAATTGGGTATTAAATGAAACAGCGAAAGAAATACTTTTACAAAGTTCGTATGGAAAAAAAGCAGAAGGAAGATTATACGCTGAATTTTATAATGGTAGTGATATTATTGCTACTTCATACTTTACGTTTTCATTTACTGTTTCGGACATATATAAACCAGTTGTAACAAATGTTACATTAACAGAATTAAATGAAAAAGTAGCAAATTTGACTGATAAAATAGTAAGGTATCAATCAAGATTAAACGCTGTTATATCAGCTACTGCTGGAAAAAATAGAACAATAGAAACTTATTTAATAAAGTATGGTAATAAAGAAGGAAACGATATAGGTAGTAGTAAAAATTCTTTAATATTAGAAAATGAAATAACTGTTTATATGGATGAAGATAATTACATTACATATACAGATTTGTTGGATTCTTACACTACTTTGCCAGATGGTCATACAACTGTTGCAGAATATACAGCAAAAGTAAGGGATGAAAGAAGTTATTATTCTGATGATTACATAAAAACTACTGGATTTGTACCTTATATTAATTTAACATTAGACAATTATAGTATTGCGAGGTTATCATCAACAAGTGACAGCGTAAAATTAACTGCAAAAGGAAGTTTCTTTGATAGCGATGAATTAGGAAAACAAAATGAGTTAGTAGTTTTTTATAAATATAGAGAAAAAGGAACAACGACATGGCTTAGAGGAACGACATCGATAACTAGAAATAATGGTGTTACATATTCTAATGAAAAATACAACTTAGATATTGTGTTAAAAGAACAATTAGATTATAAAAAATCATGGGAATTTGAAGTATATCTAAACGACTTATTGCTAAATTTACAAATAGCATATACATTAGAAACTGATTTAGTATCATTTGCTAATAATTATATAAATGGAATTGGTAATGGTTATGGATTGATAATTGAAAATGAAGAAGATAATCACATGATTTTAACTAATGATGATGATTTTGCTATTGAATATTTAGATGGGTTTTATTCTTTAGGTGCTACTTTATCAACTGTTAAAATAGGAACAAGAGATGGAGAAAAACTATCAGCAAGAAGCGTAAATAAACGCAATATAGGTATATATTTGTATATCAAAAAGAATGTTAGCGAAAATAGATTATCTTTATATAAGATATTTAAAGCAAAACAAAAAGTAAAAATATCGTATTACAGTAAGAAAAGACAAGTAAGTATAGAAGGGTATGTGGAAGATTTAACAATAACACCTCATCAACAATTAACACAAGCTCAAATAATTATAGTATGTCCTTATCCTTTTTTACGAAATATAGAAGATATAATTGTGGATTTGAGCCAAACAAAAGGGAACTTTTATTTTCCGTTTTATGTTACAGATAATAAAAAAGCTCTTGGCTATAATTTAGAAACAACAGCACGAGAAATACCTAACAACGGTGATTATCCAACAGGTATGTATATAACAATGAAAGCAACGAGTAAAACAACTAATCCATTCATTTTTGATAGCAACAATAACTTCTTCCAATTAGGAACAGCAACTAAACCTTTTGTTATGGAAAGCGGCGATGAATTAAGAATTGATACTGAAAATAAAAAGGTTACGTTGTTATCGAATACAGTTGAAACAAATGTATTTAATTATATAGCTCCAAATTCAAAATGGCTTCAATTACAAGTAGGAAACAACACAATTGATTATAATAATTCTGCAAAAGTAAAAATGGAAGTTATTATTACATACAATAATAAGTATGAAGGTGTATAGTTATGTATGATGAAATTGAATTAATGATATGTGATGAAAATTTTGAAAGAATAGGCGTGATTTACGATTACAGCAGTTTGATATGGAATCCGAAGTATAATGAAGTAGGAGAATTTGAAATATATATCGAAGCAACTCCAGAAAACATAAATTTATTAAAAGAAAAAAATTATGTTTTTAGAGAAGATGATGACTATGTTGGTGTTATAGAAAATATAAAAATAACATTTAATAGTAATAGTCTATTAAATATGATGACTGTTAGTGGACGATTTAGTGAGAAAATATTAGGACAACGAATTATATGGACACAAACTTCGGCAGATGCAAGTTTAGAAGATTCTATGAGGGCGTTAATAAAACAAAATGTGATTGAACCTGAAAATACTAGCAGAAAAATAAATGTTATTAAACTTGGTGATTTAATCGGAGATACTCCGAAAATTTCATCACAATATACAGGCGATAACCTTTTAACTGTTATTCAAGAAAACGCTAAAGAAGCAGGTTTGGGTTTTAGAAATATATATAAAGATGGAAAGTTTTATTTCGGTTTTTATCGTGGTGTTGATAGAAGCCGAAATCAACTTGCTAATACATGGATAGTATTTAGTGATGAGCATGAAAATTTAGCGACTTTTGATTATCAATATTTATTGAAAGGTTATAGTAATGTTGCTATGGTTCGTGGTGAAGGCGAAGGTCTTGAAAGAAAGATAACCATTATTAATGATAATAAATATATTGGCTTAGATAGATACGAGTTAAATGTTGATGCTCGTGATATACAAAGTAATAATGGCGAAATAAAAGCAGACGAATACACACAAAAATTGCAAAAAAGAGGAAATGAAAAATTAGCAGAAGTAGGCATACTTGAAACTATTGAAGGAAGTGCAGAAGAAGATGACGACAAATATATTTATAAAAGAGATTATTTTTTAGGTGATTTAGTTCAAGTAGAATTAACAGAGTATAATTTTAGTTATGTAGCTCGTATTGTTTCGGTTATTGAAAGTAAAGATGAGAACGGATATAGTTGCATACCTAAATTTGAAGCAGTAAGTGGAACGGAAAACATATAGTAGTGTTTTCTGTTTTTTTACGTTTAATGACTAAATCAAAAAACCATATAATTATTGTATAAAAATAATATATAGGAGGTATTTATGGCAATAAAAGGTCTTTTCTTCAACGCTGCTAGCGAAACGAATATAGATAGAGTGTATGATACAAACGACTGGGCTGATTATTTTGATGGAATAGTTAGTGACGGTGTGTTAATGAAAGATGAAACGAGTTTAAAAGTGGCAAATTCATCTGGTATGAATGTAGTTGTAAAAAAAGGAGCTGCATATATTGATGGGAGAAAGTTAATATTAGATACTGACACAATTTATCCTATTCAAGGAAGCCATGCAACTTATGCTAGAGTTGACGCTGTTGTTATGGCAAAAGACATGATTAATAGAAAAATGAATATTTATGTAAAAACAGGAACTCCAAGTGCAACACCTACTTATCCAGCTATTGTAAATAGTCAAAACTTAGTTGAATATTTAATAGCAACAGTTGCAGTTCCAGCAGGAGCTACTTCATTAACAAGCGATAATGTAGTAGATATGAGAGGTTCTGATTGTGGGTGCGTTTTTGGAACAGAAAAAATGAATAAAATGTATCATGAAAGATATGAAACATTAGGAGATAGTGTAGGTTGGTATGACAACATTAATGTTAATAAAATTGTAGATGCTTTCTTTAATAATAAAAAGTATCAAACTTATGATTTTACTAATGCTGATGCAAATGCACAATTAACATTAAATGTAGTTGGGGAATTTAATATTAATGAAAATTCACAGTATGATACAAGTTCATACGGTTTCTTTGGTTTCACTTCACCATCTGGAACAATGAAACGAGTAATATTAGATTTTTCTAATTGTGTTATTAATTTTAGTTTTAATAATAATGTATCAGTTGCTTATTTATTTAGTTTATTAAGCGGTGGTAATGCAAATACAGTAGAACTTCACAATGTCAAAATTAACGGTGTAATCAACACTGTTGGAGAAGGCGGTACAAGAATTATTGATGGTTTCGGTGTTGTAAAAAATACTAGAATGAGAATAGTAAACTATGATAATGAATATGTTGGAGGGATAAGAAATGTTAATATCCCAGATGGGTTGTTTGAAAATTGTTATGTAGAAATAATTAATGAAAGCAAAACGTCAAATGGAAATAATATATATGGTTATAGAATGACAGATACAGTAGTTGAAGGTGCTTCACCACAAAGAATAGTAAATTGTACTGTAAGACTTACAGCAAATGCAGATACATATTATACTTTGCATGGGTTTAGTGGGATAGGTTCTTATTCAAATTGTTATGCTTATGTATATAATGTTGGTGATGAATCATTAGCTTATTCAGTAGGTTATGATAATCTTGCTACAAATAGTAGTTATTGTTCTTATACAAATTGCACTGCCTCTGTAACAGGAAAAGCGGAAATAATTGGATTTGCTGGATATGGTAGATATTCAAATTGCCATTCTCACGCAGCTAGTAATACAACAATAGCGAAATATTGTGCAGCTTTTGCTGTATTCGGTGAAATGACTAACTGTTATGCAATCGCTCGTAACGCTGGAAATGGAAGCGGTTATGGCATTATGACGCCAGTAAGTCAAACGTCTGGAAGTTTGAAATTAGTAAATTGTGTTGCGATGGGTTATTGTAGTACATATCATTCAGGTACATCAACAGTTTATGCTGCTGGAATTGCTGTAAATACTGCAAGCTCAACATTACAATTGATTTGTATAGGTTGTCAAGTTCCTAGTAGAACATGGGCTAATTTTACACAGAAAGAAAGTATAAGAATATCAGGAACAACCTCAGGTGCAGCAGGAGCATTATTTGGTAATATAGTTTATAAAGCAGTTACTAAGCATAGTGGTACTAATTTAACTGAAACTGCAACTATTGTAGGTTAGGCGGTGGAATAAATGGGTGAAAAAAAACTTAACTGTGATATGTATGCTAACGAAATAAAAAGACTTGATGCGAGGGTAACGAGTTTAGAAAAACATAGAGAAACAGATAAAAACCAAGTTCATGAATTAGATAAATCATTAAGCGTGTTTATTGCTGAAATAAAAAATATAACTGAGGAATTGAAAGTAGTAGCGAACAATGCAAAAGAAGCAGTTGCAAGAAGTACAACTGCACATGATAAAGAAATATCAATGTTAAAAGAAAAAGTAATTGAAACTGAAAAAAAGGTAGAAAAATTACATGATAAATTAGAAAAAGAAACAACTGGTGCGGATGCTGAAAAGTGGAAAAAAGTAACGAGTTATATTATGACAGGTATTGTCGGTGCTGTATTAGCATATATCTTGAGTCAAATAGGTTTATAAAAGGATTCTAAGGAAACTTAGAGTTCTTTTTTTGTCATTTTTTGTCATTTTTATATTGACATTTTTTGGTATTTTAATATAATATTAAATTGTGAAGAAAGGAGAAAACATGAAAAAAATATGTCGAAGTCTTGATAGTTTAGGCAGAATGGTTATACCAATAGATATGAGAAAAGCACTTAAAATTAGCACTTTTGACGAAATAAACCTAGAACTTGTTGACGATAAGATTATAATTACTAATCCAGCGTTCAGTGATTCAAAGGAAAGACTTGAAAAAATTATGGATGACAAAGGATTAGATTATGATGATGTAATAAAAATGATTAAAAAATAAGGAGAATTATGAAAGAAATTGATGATATGAAAGCTGTTAGAAATACTATAACGATTTTAGCTATTATTGGATTAATTATGTGTACGTTAAACATATTTGTTTTTAATAGCGAAGCAATTAGATATTTTAATGTTGGCTGGGCATTGACTTTATTTATTTTGACGATAGAAATGTTTATTGTGAATATTCATAATATAAAAATTTTAACGAATAAAATTAGAAGTGATTTTGAAAAATAAGGAGAAAAAATGAAAGATTTAATTAAAAAAGATAGTTATGGAGATTTTGAGGGGTTTACAAGTAAGGGAATAAAAATGTTGGTGATATTACCAATACTAATGTTGTTCGCAATTATAACTTTGTTTAGTAGTTTTACAACTGTTAAAAGTGGCGAAGTAGGTTTGAAAATAAGTTTTGGAAAAGTGAAAGATACGCAAATTAATGAAGGTTTTAATTTTAAAATACCTTATGTAGAAAAAATCGTGAAAGTAAATATCAAAGTACAAAAGAGTGAAGTTGAAACAAATGCAGCTTCAAAAGATTTACAAGATATAAATACAAAAATAGCAGTAAATTATAGAGTTGAAGGAACGAAAGCAAGTTCATTATACAAAAACATTGGTAATGATTACGAAATTAAAGTATTAGAACCTGCAATACAAGAAAGTATTAAAGCAGTTATAAGTAACTATACAGCCGAAGAAGTTATAACTAAAAGAAGTGAAGTATCTATTTTATGTATGGAGAACTTACAAGAAAAAGTTTCTAAATACGGTTTAGTAATTGATAATTTTAATATAATTAATTTTAATTTTAGTGCCGAATATAGCAAAGCGATTGAAGAAAAACAAGTGGCTGAACAACAAGTATTAAAGGCTAAACAAGAACTTGAAAAAACTAAAATTGAGGCTGAACAAAAAGTCGAAGAAGCAAGAGCAGAGGCAGAGGCTTTAAAATTGCAAAAAGAAGAAATAACAAAAGAATTATTAGAATTAAGAAAAATTGAAGCTCAATTAAAAGCGATTGAGAAATGGAATGGACAACTACCAACTTATAATCTAGGCGATAGTGTTCCGTTTATAGATTTGAAGTAGTGAGTTTATGAATAGAAAAATTCGAGTATTAGCATCAATAGTAATATTTGCGATATTTGTAACTATATTTGTTTTTGGAATTAACAATAGAGGAGAATTGTCACCACTATATGAATATGTTGATTTAGATAATAATATTGGAACAGCACGATATTGTGATTCCGAATACGGAAATTTATATTGTCAAAATGGTTTTGATAAGATACAAGTAAAAAAATATACATATTTAAAATAAAAAGAAAGTGAGGAAAGTGAGCGATGAACATTTATGCCAAACAAATGAAAAATTTAGGTTTAAATGAAAATCAATATTCAAAATTAACTGGTATTCCAGTTGATATATTAAAAAAATTGTTAAAAAATGAGAAAGTGAGTGAAAATATGGGATTAAATGATTTTTTTAGAAAGAGTACGGTAAAAGTACATAATGAATTAGAAGAAAAAAATGTAGAAACACAAGCAAAAGCTATCGAAATTAAAATGAATGATGTAGAGAAAAAAGTAGATTTATTAGATTGGTATGAAAATGAATATGATAAAAATGTATTAATGGAAAAATATAATTGTGTTAAAGAAACTCAACTATTAAGAAAAATACCGATAGTTTCAAGTGCAAGATATAGTAGAGGACGTTTTTTTGAAGGCGATGATGTTATAAGTGTTTCGTCATTTAATAGATTAATAAATAAAAGAAACATAGGTGGAGAATATTTAGAAGTGTTATTACCACAATTATATGATTATTATACAAACGAAAATATCGAAACACCTGAATTTGAAAAAAAGAATAATGATAGTTATACAGAGTGGTGGAATAATTTTAATTTAAAAGAATGGTTAGTAGAAAATGAAATTCCTATTGCAACATTTACAAGAGAAGCAAAAATAGGTCATGTTTCTTATTACAATATAGTAAATACAACACATCAACCTACATTAGCAACAATTAAGAAAATAAAAGACTATGTTGATAAAAAAGAAAAAGGCGAAAAGATTAACGAAAATATAGATGATGAGATTTTAAAATGGTATGAAAAAGAATTTGAAAAAGATAAATTATTAAAAATAACTAATTGTAAATCCATTGGCGAATTTTATGAGAATTATAAAATAATAACAAATAAAATAAGAGCAAGTCGTTGGTTTTACTTTAATATAATTTCAAAAAATACTCGTAATGTAAGATTAGAAATTATAAGTGAATTTGCAACGCAATTAAAAGATATTTTAGAAGGAAACAAAAACAAATATCGTGATTATTTCTTTAAAAAAGGTGTAAAACCTAAAGATGAATTAGAAAAATGGTGGCTTGAATTTGATTTTAAAAAGTTCCTAGAAGAAAATGATATAAGCAATAGCGAAGTAGTTGAAGAATTAAAAATGCCTAAAAGTACATTCTACGCATTAAAAGCCAAAAGAAAAGATTTAGGAAACAAATGGGTTGAAAAAATAAAAGAATATGTTGAAAGTTTTGGAAAAAAGGAAATTGAAATGAAAGAAATTGAAATTATAGATGATGTAACTGAAAATGAAGAACCAATTGAAATAATTGATGAAATAAAATGCACAGCTCCAATGTTTGATAGTAATGCTTATGTTAGAGAGTTAGTAAAAAATTCATTAACCGAAAAAGAAAAATGGCTTATCACATTATTTGGTGGGCATATCGAAGAACTGTAAACAAGTTCTTTTTTTATTGACAAAAATTACAAGTCGGTGGTATATTTAATTTGATGTGAAAGCATCGCTCACTTTCTCAAAAAGATGTATTGTCTTTTTGAATAAATTATTAAAGAACTCCCTGAAAAACCTCAATACAATGAGGGGGAGATATTACTTCGTTCTTATTAGTCGATAGTGAGAACTTTTGATGGATTGAGTACAAGGCATTAGCGATTTTGCTTTGAGGAGGCACAAAGTGTCGAAAGAAGTAGTAGTAGTTATTTAAGAAGGTTAAAAAGCTCGAAACTAAACGGTGGCAATCTTCAAACTGCCGATAGCAGAACGGTAGATAAAGAACTTATAAAGATATTATGTGTGGTGCATAAAGTCATTTATAAGAATACCATAAGCCACTTTGCAGTGATGTCCAGCGATGGAATATAAGTTTAGTTTTCGGAACAAGTAGCGAAATACTGCAATATAGGCGTATGAAGGATTTTGGTTTGTTAAAGCAAACGTAGTGTAACAAAAAAGAAAATATTAATACCTAATGTTCGTGAAAGTTGTTGAGTAAGATTCAATCTATTGGTTGTAGGTTGCAGAAGAATAGAGGTCGCAACTCTATGAGGGCTGTAACTGGATAGTGGCTGAATATTAAACTATTTTAAATAATTAACATGAGAAGTGTCTTAATAATTTGTTCAAGCAGATAATATATTCGCAGCCCCCTTACGAACCATTTTTTGCGAATGGTTTTTTCTTTTACTTAAAAAGCGATTTGTGACTCTTTAAAACTGTATCACCGCTCCACAAATGATACACAAAATACCGTTTGAGTCCACAATTTAAAGGGAGTAACGGAGTTTTTTAAAAATCCTACTCGGTACTTAGAAACATTGAAAGTACCGAGTTTTTTTGTTTTGTTAAAGGTTAAAACTTTGCAAAATGATATAAAATTACGTTAGATATACACACTTGATACACAGTAATAATATATTCAAAAATCTCTCTTTTTTTTCACACAACTTTAAAATAAAGTGTATAACAGATAAAACTTTTAAAGACGAGGTGAAACGATATGAGATTAGAAAATGGATTTGGTTCTATACACAATATAGACGGAAAGAAAGTAAAAGGCAAAAGAAGAAAACCTTTTAGAGCGAGAGTAAGTTTGGAACTTGATGAATATGGGAAAAGAAAATACCATACTGTTGGATATTTTAAAACAGAAAGAGCGGCTTATGAGGCTTTACTTGAATACCATAAAGCTCCAAAAGACAGTAAAACAAAAATTACAGTAAAAGAAATTTACGAAAAATTATTAGAAACTTCTTTTTCAAATTTGAGCGAAGGAAGATTAAAAACATATCGCTCAACATTTAAAAAAATCTCTAAATTACATAAGATGGGCATAGACGAAGTTAATTTGAATCATATCGAAGATGTCCTTACTAACCAAACACTAATTTTACAAAAGAATATGCTAACTTTAATTAGCAAGATATTTGAATGGGCTATAAAAAAAGAAATAGTATCGAAAAACTATGCTTTGTTAATGAAAGCTGGTGAAGTTAAAACAAAAGCATCACAAAAACAAAATTCTACTAATATGACTTTGGAGGAAGTTCATCATTTTATTGAATTAGAAAAACAAAATGTAAGGTGTGCTGATGTTGTTGTAGTTTTATTATATACAGGAATGAGGATTAATGAATTACTACAATTCAAGAAAAACAAAGTATTTTTAGAAGAAGGATATATGGTAGGTGGTTTGAAAACGGAAAACGGAAAAGACAGAATTATTCCAATACATCCGAAGATAAAACATATTATCGAGAAATGGCTAACAAATAACAATTCTGACTTACTTGTAAATGCTAAATATACTGATTCAATTATTTTAAAATTCGTTAAAAAACATTTTCCACATCATAAAACACACAATACAAGACATACTGTTACATCAAGATTTGTCAAATTAGGTGTTCCTGATTTGATGATAAAAGCTATTGTAGGACACGATAAAGGCGATGTAACTACTATATATACTCATATAGACACAGAAGATTTGATTGAAGCTATGAAAAAATTAAATTATGACGCTTAAAATGAGTCTTAAAGCATATTTAAACGGAGGAATGAGTAATGAAGGTAGAGGAAGCTGCGAGAATTTTGGGAGTTAGTAAAGAATTTGTTAGAGCGGGTTTGCAATATCAAAGATTGCCAATAGGTACAGCAGTTAAAATGTCGAGTAGATGGAGTTATCACATTAGCGAAAAGTTATTATATGAATACATAGGCAAAGAAAAAAAGGTGGATTAATAATAAAAATATACTTTATGTATATTTTCAACAAAAAAATCTTTTTAATGCGTTTACTTTGTCAAAAAATTATATTAATATAGAATTATAAAATAAAAGAGGGTAGCGTGTCTTTTTAAAGTTGCGAAAGCATTTAAAACTTTTTAGGAGATGACAAGGCATGAATAATCAAACACACTTTTTAACAGTAATCAAAGCATTAGGGGAAGTGATAGAACGAAATGAAATGTCTATTCTATGTCAAAGTTATGAAATCGAACAATTAAAACAGGCTATTTCGGAACTAAAAGATAAGCTAAAACAACGAGAGGAGATGGTATCTTGGAAAAACGAGAAGGTTTAATTGCCTTTCGTAAAAGTCTTGGTTTGACACAAGCGGATATGGCTACTAAATTAGGGTGCGTTAAATTATACATAAATGATTTGGAGTTATGCAGACGAGATGCTTCTATTCCATTTTGGTATAACTTTCAAGAAGTATTTGGAATTGAAGATAGTAAAATGTGGTCTTTGATTAAAATACATAAAAAAGGGTGAATAATTGTGAATAAAATTTTCCTTACAGGTCGAATTTATGCTAGTGGCAAAACTGAAAAAGGTATGGAATTAATGGTAAAGACATATTGCTATGAGCCTGATGAAATGGAGTATATCCCAGTTGTTATTAATGACAAATCTAGGGTTTACATAAGAGATTTTAGAAATGGTAATTTAATTTCGGTTGTTGGGAAATTACGATTTAAAAAAGGAATTGTAAAAGTGATAGCGGAACAAGTTAATTTTGCTGGTTAGAAGGAGGAAAAATGATAAATGAAATTATAGAAGTTAAACAGTTACCTGTAATAACTCAAAAATTAAGAGAATTAAGTTTGGAAATTGATAAGAAAGTCGAGATGGCTACTAAATTGGTCTGTACGGAGGAAAGTGTTAAAGAAGTAAAAAAATATAGGGCTGACTTAAACAAACTGTTTGAAGATTTAGAAAACAGAAGGAAGGCTGTTAAAACTGAAATTCTAAATCCGTATAGTGAGTTTGAACAAGTATATAAAGAATGTGTTACTGAAAAATTTGCAAATGCTAAAAAATCGTTAGACGATAAAGTAAATGCTGTTGAAAGTGTCATTAAAAAAGAGAAAGAAGATGAAGTTAGAGCATACTTTGACGAGTATGCTACTAGCGAAAAAATTGATTTTGTAAATTTTGAACAAGCGAAAATCAATATAACATTATCTGCTAGTATGAAATCCCTTAGAGAACAAGCTAAGAATTTCATAGATAAAATCGTTTCTGATTTAGCTTTAATTGACACACAAGAGCATAAGGCTGAAATAATGGTTGAATACAAACAATCACTTAATGCTAGTGCTGCTATTATGAATGTTAATAATCGCTTTAAGGCTATCGAAGAAGAAAAGAAGCGACAAGAAGAACTTGCTAAGATACAAGTAAAAGAGCAAGTTGTTGTTGAGAAAGTTGTGGAAGTTTTGGAAGCTCCTACTGTTGCTGTAAAAGAGGAAATTTATACAATGACTTTTACTGTTAAAGGTACAAAAGAAAAACTAAAACAACTTAAAAATTATTTAATTCAAGGAGGTTATATAAATGAATGATGTTAATGAAGTTACAGTAAAATATGAGGTTGATGGTGCTGAAATTATATTAAGCCCTAATATTGTTAAAAATTATATTGTTGGTGATGCTAATTCAAATATTACTTTGCCAGAGTTTAAGTTTTTCGTGGAAATGTGTAAACAAAAAAAACTAAATCCATTCCTTAAACAAATTTTTCTTGTGAAGTACGGTAATAATCCAGCACAAATAGTTATATCAAAAGACATTTATCTTAGACGTTGTTTGAATAATCCAAAATTTAACGGAATGGAAAATGGGATTATTGTTAAAAGCATTAACAACGAAATTATTGAAAGAAAAGGTGGTTTTCGTTTGCAAAATGAAGATATAGTAGGGGCATGGTGCAAGATATATCGTAAAGATGTTCAATATCCTTATTATGTTTCTTTGCCAATGAGTGAAATGGAACAACGAAAAAAAGATGGAACATTAAATACTTTTTGGGCTAGTAAACCTTCTCTAATGGCAATCAAAACTGTTAGTGCAAAAGCTGTTCGAGAAACATTCCCAGAAGATTATGTAGGTATTTCTGACGAAACAGAAACAAATATAGATATTGATTACAAAGAAAGTGAACCTGTGGTAATCGAAGCTGAACCAACAGAAGAAAAAGAAATTAGTTTAAGTGAGTTGTAATATGAGTAAATTAATAGATTTAACAGGTCAAAAATTCGGCAAGTTGACTGTTCTTAAAAAAGTTGAAAGTGATAAGTACGGTCATACGAGATGGTTATGTCAATGTGATTGTGGAAATGAAACGAAAGTTGCTGGTTATCATTTAAAAGATAAAACTATCAGTTCTTGTGGATGTTATCAAAAAGAAGTGAAAAGTGTTCTGCATTTAAAACATGGACAATGTAGAACAAGATTGTATGGGATATATAACGGCATAAAAAAACGATGTTACAACAAAAAAGAAAAAAATTATACAAAATATGGAGCTAGGGGAATTGTTGTTTGTGATGAATGGCTGGATGATTTTATGAATTTTTATAGTTGGTCTATGGCGAACGGATATAAAGATAATTTAACTATTGATAGAATTGATGTTAATGGCAATTATGAACCGAATAATTGTAGATGGACAACTCAAAAAACACAACAAAACAATAGACGAGATAATCACTTGATAACATACAATGGTAAAACGCAGACATTATCACAATGGGCTAGTGAATTAAAAATTGATTATGATTGTTTGGAAGCTAGAATTAACAGACATAAATGGTCTATCGAAAGAGCATTAACACAGCCAGTTAAAAACAAAGAATAGAGAGGCGATAAACATTGAATTATGAAATATTAGCAAGTGGTTCTAGTGGTAATTGCACTATTCTTGAAAAAGAAATTGCTATTGATATGGGTGTAACATTTAAAAAAATTAAGCCTTATGTTAAAAACTTGAAATTGGTGCTATTAACTCATTGTCATATCGACCACTTTAACGAAAGTTGTATTAAAAAATTAGCGGAAGAAAGACCTACTTTAAGATGGGCTTGTGGTAGTTGGTTAGTAAACAGCCTCGTGAAATGTGGGGTTAATTTAAAAAATATAGATGTTTTGTTGTGTGATTTAGAACACAAATACAGTATATGTTCGATAACGCCATTTAAGTTATACCATGATGTTAAAAATTTTGGCTATAAGATATTTCTTAACGATAAAAAGGTATTATATGCAACAGACACTAGGAAAATCGACCATGTGGAAGCGAAAAATTATGATTTATATTTAATAGAATCAAACTATAAAGAAGAAATTATTAAAAAGAAAATGAAAGAAAAAGAAGCACGAGGAGAGTTTTGCTACGAAAAAAGAGTTCTTGAAACTCATCTAAGCGATGAACAATGTAATGAATGGCTCTGGCGTAATATGGGGATGAACTCCCATTTCGTGAAACTTCATAGAAGTAAAAACAACTGGTAGATTATGTATTGCGAAATAAAAGTATATCTATAAAAGAGGTGATGTCTATTTATACAGGTACTATAAATGAAATGGAAGTTGATTTTATAAACTCTAAGATTAATTTAACACTCACCATAAATGAAAAGAAAAAGTTTTTAGAAAATTACGATGAACTTAAAACTTATGAAACATTAAATATTACACTTGAAAAATATCGAAAGAAAAGGTCTAAAAATGCAAATAGTTGTTTATGGGCTATGTGTCAAAGTATTGCCGAAGCTGTTGGAACAACGAAAGAAGAAGTGTATCGTTCACACATTCGAGAAGTCGGAGTTTATAGAGAAGTAGAAATATCAAAAGATGCAGTTGAAACATTAATACATAGTTGGAAACTTCATGGTGTTGGTTGGGTTGCTGAAAAAGTAGATTACTCTCAACACGAAAATTTTGTGATAGTGAATTTGTATTATGGAAGCAGTACATACAATACGAAACAAATGTATTTGTTGCTGCAAAATGTTATTAATGAAGCAAAAGAATTGAATTTAGAAACACCAGAAGATAGAGAGTTTAAGAAATTGATAGAAAGCTGGGAAAAGCACAGGAAAGTATATTGAAAAATTAAATAGGAAGTGAGAAACATAGTTGTTTTTTGCGTCCTATTTTTTTAATACAAAGCGGAAGGAGAGTGTGTGGGGTGAAATTATGTCGATATTCCGTTCAAAAACGGAAGGATAATAGGATTTACCTATATTGCAAAAAAAATCGTTGTGAGGTCGTTTCTGCGTGTTATACAGAATGTCCTTTTTTCGAGAAGAAAGGCTATAAACCTATTAATAAGGTATCGAAAAAACGAGTTACTGTATCTAAGGAAACATATAACAAAGTTATGGAAAGGTGTGGTGGCAGGTGTAGTATGTGCGGAACAACAAGGAATTTGCACTACCATCATGTACTTTATCGGAGCGAAAGAAAAGATTTAATAGATGAACCTGATAATGGTCTTATGGTTTGTTTCCAATGTCATCAAAAGGCACATAGCAATAAAACGTATTGGCAGCCGATATTGTTGGAACTAATTGAAAACCAAAAAAAAAGAGAGGTAGTTAATGAGTGAAGAAGAAAAAAATGAAATGGCAATTAGAAATTTCAAATTAATCTATGGAGTATTAAAACAGTTAAATTTACTTGATATGTCAGATGAGCTTATAGATTTAGGAATGATTGGCTTATCTCGTGGAATTGATAATTTTAAAAAAGATAAAGGTTATAAGGAATCGACTTATCTTAGCACTTGCATTAAAAGAGAAATAATAGGACACATAAGAAAAGAATTAACATTAAAAAGGCATAAATATTCAACTGTATCATTAAGTTCAATAATAAGCGATACAGATTTAGAGTTTGTTGAAACAGTTGCTGATGAAAGTATAAATTTTGAAGAAGAAATTGAGAAACAAGAATTATTTTCAATAATGGAAGGCTATGTCAATGAATTAAAGGACGGATTTAAGGAAGTTATCGGTTATTCTTACGGTGTTTGCGGTTATCCCAAAATAACGATAACTGAAATGAGTGAAAGAATGGGGATTTCTAAGCAAGCTATTTTTGCTAAAAGAAAGAGAGCATTAAAACATTTAAGAAAGTTAATGAAGGAAGGAGATATATATGGAGATTGAGATTATTGGTGGGGGGTACGTTTCGATTAGTGATGAACAAATTAAGTATTGGTCTAATTTATATGACGGTGTTGATGTTGAATATGAAATTGAGAAAATGGATTGCGACAAAGTGTTTAAAAACAAATCCAAAATTGGTGCTTTTAAAGCTATAAATAGAAATCTTGAAGCTAGATATAATAATGAAATGCCTTATGTATGTGGTAATTGTAATAGGCATTTTGATAAACCAAATGTTGTTAATACTTCTTACGAACAATATCATGGCGTTGCTAGTTATTTTCCCAATAGCACTAAGCTAGATTTATATGTTTGTCCTTATTGCAACTCAGATGATATTGAAGAAAAATATTATTAAAAAGTGAGGCGTTTTAAAATGGAAACAAGAATTAAAGCATTAATCGAAAGTGTAAAAAAAGAAGTAAAGCAGGATACTTTGGTATATAAAGATTTGCAAAATAAAATCGCTTTGCAACAGTTGTTTTTATTGCAATTAGAGGACTTATTAAAAAAAGATGAAGTGTAAAGTCATTATTAAAGTGATTGATTTCTCTTGAAAAAAGGAAAATTTTGTTAGTATAATGAATATGTTAAGGAATGATATGGGAAAAAGTATTTAAGCACAGCTTACAAGCCATATTATTCCTTAACAAAATAATTATTGTAGGCTGTGTTTAGGTACTTTTTTTAGTTTCTTAATAGAAAGGGAAAAATAATGGCAGAAGTTAAATGGATTAAAATTAATATTGATATGTTTGATGATGAAAAAATAAAAATTATTCAATCAATGCCAGAAGGTGATGCGATATTAGTAATTTGGATTAAATTAATAACATTAGCAGGCAAAACAAATGATGGAGGTTATATTTATATAGCAGAAAATATGCCTTATACCGATGAAATGTTAGCGGTTATTATGAATAAACCAATAAACACAATAAGGCTAGCATTAGAAACATTTAATAGGTTAAAAATGATTGATAATGACACTAAAGGAATTTACTTATTAAATTTTGAGAAACACCAAAGTTTAGACAAGCTAGAAAAAATGAAAGAACAAAATAGAAATAGAGTAGCGAGATTTAGAGAAAAACAAAAACAACTAGGATGTAACGTTACAGGTAATGCAACAGTAACGCAAAGTAATGCAATAGAAGAAGATATAGATAAAGAAGAAGATATAGATAAAGATAAAGATAAAGAAAATAATATATATAGTCCTGCAAAAGCAGAACCAAATGTTCCTTGCAAAGAAATAATTGAACATTTAAACAATAGAAGTGGTGCGAATTATAGGCATACAACTAATAAAACGAGAGATTTAATTAAAGCAAGATTTAATGAAGGATTTACATTAGAAGATTTTAAAGTGGTTATTGATAAAAAATGCGTAGAGTGGATGAATACGGATATGCAAAAGTATTTAAGACCTGAAACACTATTCGGAACAAAATTTGAAGGTTACTTAAATCAATCAATGCAAGAAAGAAAATTAACCACAAAAGATATTCCAATAGATATATCAGACTTTTAGGAGGTAATTATGAATCAAGAACAGTTTTTAAAAGGATTAAAATATTTAGGTGCTGCTTATAACAAACAATTTGATGAGGAACAAGCGGCTGTATGGTATGACTTTTTTAAAGATACCGATTACGAAGTATTTAGAACGGGAGTAAAAAGGATTATTCCTAAAAATCAATTTATGCCTAGTATAGCGGAATTAAAACAAGAGATAGCATTAATAAGTAATCCAGTTCTTCAATTAAATGCCGATGAAGAATGGGATGAAGTAATTAATGCGGTTCGTAAATATGGCAGTTATCGAGAAGAAGAAGCGTTAAATAGTTTAAAGCCTTATACAAAATACATAGCAAGACAAGTAGGCTTTAGAAGAATATGTATGAGTGAAAATATCCAATGGGAAAGAAAAGAGTTTATGGATTTATTCAACATGAATAAAGAAAGAGATATGGAAACTCTTATGATAGGCGAACCTAAATTAACCTTAGCGGAAATAAAAAGGTTAGCTGAGTTAAAAGAACAACAAAGATTAGAAAATAAAGAAACATTAATGATAGAAGGGTAAGGAGAAGAATTATGAATCAAGTAAATTTAATAGGAAGAATAACTAAAGATATTGAACTACGTTATACTTCCAATCAAAAGGCAGTATGCGAATTTTCATTAGCGGTAAATAGAATAGGTGTTGAAGGCACAGATTTTATTACTGTTGTTTCTTGGGAAAAGCAAGCTGAAAATTTACAAAAATATCAAGGCAGGGGTAGTTTAGTTGCGGTAAGCGGGGAGTTACGAGTTGATGTATATAAAGACAATGAGGAAAAAAATAGATACAAAACTTATGTGTTAGCGAAAAACATAGAGTATTTAGCTTCTAAGAAAAATGAAACGAATAATCAACCAATCGAAAACGTAAATGAAAATCCATTTGCAAGGTTCGGTGAAGAAAAAGGAACTGGAGCAAGCTCGGATTATTTTGAAAGTCAATTACCTTTTTAGTTTAAAAGGTTATCAGAAGAACAAAAATTAGGTAAATTCTTTACTTTTGGGTTTTAGGGATAAATTATACCTCATGAGGCAAAAAACTCAATACAGGTCAAATAAAGGGGTAAAAAAGAGGTGTTCAGAATGGTTGTTGCTTTTATGATTTTGATTTTGCTAATAACAATAAAGGTTTTTAGTGGATATTTAAAGTATTTAAAGAAAGAAAATCAAGAATGTAATTTAGAAAATGAAATATTAACTAAGACTGTTGTTAAGTTAAGAGAAGAAATTAAGAAAAAAAACCAAAAGATGATTAATTTAGAAAAAAAGAATAAAGAAATATTAATTGAGAAAGATTTGACGATTAAAGAATTAAAAGTGAAAGTGAGGCTGTTGCAAAGTGATAGGAAAAATAGAAAATCCTGAAAAATATAGTAATAAGATGCACAATTTTAAGTACGAATGTAAAAAATGCGGAAGAAAAGCAATAATGCCAAAAAATGTTGATAAGGTGATTTGCAGATGGTGTCGCAACTTTGTATTTAAAAATTCCAAAGATGAATTTGAATATAGAATTAAAAGTGAATTATTGAAAAGGAGATAAAAAATGAATATATATTTTATTATAATGATTGGAATACATTTATTAAATTTAGGTATTGCTTTAGGAAGGCATGGCGAACACAAGGTTGAAAAATATAATTTTTGGACGCAATTAATTGGTTCTACAATAGGGATAACGCTATTATATTTAGCTGTTAAAACAGGGTTTTAGGGGTTGAAAATGGATATTATAGAAAAGCTCGAACAAATAAGTGAGCAATTAGATGAATTACAAGACTATTTAGATAGTTTAACAACAAGAATGTCGGTTGCTGATAGCAAAGTTTCAGATATTCAACATTTCATAGAGAACACTCCAATAACTGCTTTTGAAGGCTATCGCTTGATAAAAGAATTTAAAGAAGTATTGTATGAAAGACGTAAAATAAAAAAAGACTTAGAATTTAATCGTATTTTTAGCCAGCAACAGTCGAAAATGCTTTCAAAAGAAAATAGAAAGTTCTTAATAGTGGAATTGAAAAAATCTAATAAAAAAATGGATACGAAATATAACAATAGAATTTATGGTGAAGATGAATTGAATAAAATAGTGGCTGGAAAAGAGAAAGAAAATGGCGAAGGAGAGAATTTATAGTTGTTGCATTTGCAAACAAGTGATAGAAAATAAAAAAACCATTCGGTTGTGTAAACAATTATATGGTGTAAGGAAAAATGGTGGTCATTATACTGTTGAATATTATGATTTTTGTGCTAAGTGTTTTAATCCTATAAAAAAATATATTAAAAAACACCAGAAAGAAGATGAAGAAAATGTTAGATGAAATAATAGAAGAAAAAATAAAAAAGTTGTCGAAGGATATAGATATGGCAATTTCTGATTTTTTCAAAAAATTAGGTTATGAAGTTAGAGATATAGATGAATTATTAATTGCACAAGAAGAATTAGAGGAAAAAGGGTATCGAGTTAGATGCGAAACTTTTTACAAATATCATATAAAAAATGAAGGTTTAATTGATTGCAAAACTATAATTATTCCTTTTTTAGATAGTATAAATAATCCATTGACTAGAGATGAAGTGCGTAAAATTAGTGGGTTAGAAGATTATTTTTAGTTGACAGCGTGACAAAAAATGGTAGTATAGTGTGTTATTAAATGTGAAGAAGTGAGCAAAGGAAGTGAGAGATTATGACACAAAAAGAAAAACGAAGGGATTATTGGAAAGAATATTATCAAAAACATAAAGGGGAACTTAATGAAAAGCATAAGAAATTTTTGCAATCAGAGCGTGGAAAAGAATATAGGTTAAAATATTATCGCAAAAATAAAGAAAAAATTTATAGCCAACAACAAGAATATATAGCTAGAAATCGAAAAAAGATAACTAGAATGATGGTGGATTGTCGAAAAAGAAACGCTGAAAAGTTTGCAGCCGAAGGGCAAATGTATTGTTATTTACCTAGAACCGAAAGAGAAAATAAAATGGTGAAAAAATTAAGCAAAGAATTTAATTTAACTGAGGTCGAGAGTAGAAAATTATTAGAAGAAAGAAATTGGAATATAAAAAGTTTGTTGGTAAATAAATATAAAGTTTACGATGAAGAAATAAATTTAATAAAAGTATGTAACGGTATTGAAGAATTAACCGAATTTCTAGGTGGTACTTTTAATTATTTGAAAAAATTAGATTATAAATGTAGCGATAGCATTACGAAAAAAAGAAATAAGAAAACAAAAACGTGGTGTTATATTGTAAAGGAAAGCGAGGAATAATGAAATTTGAAAAAATAAAGGAATTTACTAAAGAAGAACTATATCAACAGTTAGACGAAGGAAAAATTGACATTGAATTTTTGTTTGATTACATAGTTAAAATAGATGAAGTATATAACAAGTTAATTGATAGAGTCAATGAGTTGGAAGAACAAAAGAAAGGATTAAGAGGTACTATCGAGAGTCAAAACGAAACAGCCGCTGCTTTGATTAAAAGGATAGAAAAAGCATTAGAGCTTATTAAAAATAAAAAAATTGAAGTAGAAGTAAATGGCGAAGCGAATTTAAGTGTTGATGAAATTGAAATGATATTAGTTGGTGGCGAAAATGCTAACATTACCGATTAAAAAGAAATGGTTTGATATGATTCTCTCTGGAGAAAAGACGGAAGAATATCGTGAAATAAAACCTTATTATGATAGTAGATTTGCTAAGTATGAAAGTAATATGCCATTCGAGGTTATATTTAGAAATGGTTATAGTGCGGAAAGTCCAGCAATTAAATGCGAAGTAATTTTGACAATGAATTATGGAAATCCAAATTGGGGTGCTGCGATTGGTGAAGTGTATTATGTGCTTAAAATATTAAGTGTTGAGAAATTGAGGTAGTTTATGAGTAAAGATATATTTGATTACAATACTTTTTTAGAACCGATATGCAAAGTATTAACTAATCATAGATATAACAAATTAGTTGGTTGGACTGATAAGTTTTCAAAGAATGGTTACAAATATCCTAATAGAAATGATTTTTATTATAAGTGTAAGATATGTGGTTATGTATTTTTCAATCATAAAGTAAGTAAAGAAGATATTGAATTTATAAAAAAGTGGGATAAGGAGCATGAATGAAAACGATATACGGACATCCAATAATTAATGAAAAAGGAACGGATTATGTGTTTTTTGAAGATTACATAAAACTATTAAGAATCATAGAAAAACAGCAAGAAACAATCGAAGATACTAAAAATTTTGTAAAACTTTTGTATAAAGGCGGCTACATAAGCGAAGCTACACAAAACAATATTTTAGAAAGATTGAAGTGTGAGGCTGAAAATGACTAAAGAAGAAATATTAATGATAATTGCTCTACCATTTTTAGTTGTTTACGCCATTTTAGAAATAGCGTTAATCATAAAATTTTGGTTTGGAGATTAGGAGTGATGTTAAGCTATGAATAAAGGCGATTGCAAAGACTTAATAGAACAATTAGGGAAATTTTTAATCAAAAATAAAAATATGTATTCACAAGATATGAGCAAAAAATTAAAAGAAAAATTTGATGTTTTTAGAATAGGGTGTAGTACGGAAAAAATTGATATATTAATTGAATTTAGATTAAGGAAGTGAGAATAAATGAGAATAGAACAAATAGTAGGTAAAGAATTAAATCGAGCAGTATGTGGCAAAAGATTTGAAGATAAAAATTTAGATGAATACATTTATGCTAGTTTAAGTCAACCGCCTATTAAAATAATTGACAAGTGTAATAGTGATGATGAATTAGATTATATTGTTGAATGTCCTAATTGTGGTAGCCACGTTAATTATGGCGAACATACATATATGTTAAGTGGCTATATTTATTGTGATAGTGGTAGTTGTAGAGATGATTTAATATATAAACACAATTTAAGCCAATACAAATAAAAAGGAAGTGAGAATAAATGTCAAGAATTAAAGCTGACGTTAAATTAGAAGAATTAGAGAAGTATGGTTATGAATACGAAAGCATATTAAAAGTTTATTACAAAATGATAATTCGTAAAAAAAGTTTATTTTTCCTATTCGATATGCGACCTGACGCAAGAGTAATTACTATTAACGAAGAAAGAGAAATAATAACTCAAAAAATGAGATATTGGTTAGACTGGAATGTTTGTAAAACCGATGAAAAAGATATTAAAGATTTAATTAAAGCTGGATTTGTGGAAATGTAGAAGATTAGGAGTGATATTGAATGAAAATAGAAGTAAAAATAATGCCAAAAGAAGAATTTAATGAAGATAACTTAGGCTGGTCTTTGCCAGTAGAAATTGATGAGTTTATAACTAATCCACATGATATTGAATTTGAATGGGAAGATGGCTCAACTTTGCCATTTAATGATTTTCTATTCTTTGGTGGCGAATATTACTATGGAATATTCATAAATGGTAAAAATATTAATGAAGTGGTGTTGAAAGATGAATGAAGAAGAAAGATTACTACAATACATAAATGAAGATGCAATATATCAATCATGGAAAAATGATGAATTAAAAAATCCAAGCGACTTCGATTTATTCTGCATAAATCATTGTAAGGACATAGAAGTTATTTTGAATGAAAACAAAGAATTGAAAAATAACTGCAAAAAAATAAAAGAACATATAAATAAAATTCGAGAAGAATATATGCTTATGAAGTTAGGGAAAATGCGTATTGATTATGAAGAATTATTATTTCAAATGGAAGAAGGAATTAATGAAATTATAAAGGATAGTGATGTTAAGTGATATTGTTAGAAAAATATGATATAACAAACGGAAAAAACGAATTATTAACAGGTTGGACAACAACATTTAATTGCATAGAGGATGTTTTGTCATTTCTTATAAGTAAACAACCTTATTTAATAGGTGGTAAACTTGATAAATACCAAATAGTAATAAGAAATATTGGAGAACCATATAAAAAGGATAGTGATGTTTAAGATGCCTAAAAAAATAAATTATAACGATTATATTGGTACTAAAATCAATAGATTAACTATTAAATCTTTTTATAGAAATGAGAAAAATAATAGAGTTATATTTATATGCAAATGTGATTGTGGAAATGAGAAACATATATATTATAATCATGTTTTGAATGGGAACACTCAAAGTTGCGGTTGTTTGGGTTATAAAAAAAGACTCTTAAATCTTAAAAAACATTGGGAAAACGCTAGGATATATGAAGAAAAATGTGAATTTTGTGGCAAAAAAGAACACTATGCCAAAGGTTATTGTAGGGCTTGTTATAGTAGGATTCTTCGCAAAGGTACGCCAGAATATAGGGAATTATTACACAAAAAAATTATACCTTTAAACGAAGAACAAACACAAAAAGCTCTGAATGTAATCTATACCGCAGCTCCTATATTAACCAAAAATAAAATTATTGGTCACGACAGTATATTCCGTTTTAAAAAAGGTAGAAAACCTAAGTTTAAAACTATAAAAAGATGTTTTGATTTTTTAGGTTTTGATATTTTTGAGGAGTTAAATATTGATGAAAAATATAATAACGAAAGAATATATAAAATTTATTAAGTTTAACTAAAAAAGTGAGAAAGGATAGTGATGTTAAGTGAATAAGGAAGAATTAGATAATATACAAGAATTGATTGAAAGAAAAATAACATTAGCAGAAGTAACTGGTGGATTAAGTTCAAGTGATAAGAAATTTATTGCTTTATGGAATTATACAATTGAATTACAAAACAACTGGAACGAATTAAAAGAGTATTTTAAAAATTATAAAGATGAATTGGAAAGTTTAAAAGAAAATGTTGAGTATTTAGATTTATTTGAGCAACATACACTTGAAAATATTGATGAGTTTTTATATAAAATACAAGAAATAGAAAGTAGGAAATAATGAATAAGGAATTAAAAGAGCAATATGCAAGAGAGATATATAAAGATACTGATTGTTGGACAACAAAAGAAATTTATGAATATTTTGCAGAAGTAGTTTATCAAAACGAACAATTACAAAACCAAGTAGAAAAACTCACGCAAGAAAATAATGATTTAGAAGAAAGAATAATACATCAAGTTGGAATGATTGATATTTTAATTAGAGAAAAATTACATTTAAAAGAAGAAATGTTGCAATTAAAAGACAAAATAAAAGTTTATGAAAATCCAAATGATTTAACTAATATGTTTATGAATTGTGATGAAATAACAAAAGATACGATTAATAAATTAAATGAAAGAATTGGTTATTTAGAAAGAAGTAATGACCGTAGAGAAGAAACAATTATTGAATTAACACACGAACAACAATTAGATAAATATAAAAGTGTTATTGATAAAGCAATAGAATATATAGAAGATAATGGTGTTTCTTATTTAAATTTAGCAGGACAAAGAAGTTGGTGTGGCAAACATAGTGCAGATAAATTATTAGAAATATTAAGGAGCTAAGAATGATAAGAACTGAAATAGGACACTTTTATATAACTTTTGAGAACGGTTGCACTTTATCAATATTTAATGGTTATGGTAGTTATAGTGAAAACCATTTTAATACAGAGCATTGGCAAGAAATAATCAAAAAAGGAGATATTTATTCTGAATGGATAAGTGAAACCTGTGAAATAGCTGTTTTTGATAAAAGTGGAAGATTTAAAACAAAAGAGATTTTAAATAGTAATGATAGTGTTATAGGTCATGTATCTGTTAATGAGTTAATTGAATACATAAACGTAGTTAAAAATTATAAGGAGTAAAAAAATGAATGATAATGAAATAAAGAGATATGCTTTTTTTACTGATTTTGTTAAAGAAAGCAGTGAAGAAGAATTAATAAATAAATTAATTGAATTAGATAATGAACATAATGAACGTGAGGGAAAAATTGAACAATTAGAAAGTATTATTGATGAAGCAATAGAATACATAGAACGCTGTAATTTTATTAGAGAACAAGTGGTTATGATAAAAAGTTATGATATGCAAGATTTTCAAACTAAAAAAGTTAAAGAATTATTAGAAATACTAAGGAGGAAATGATGAAAGAATTATTAATATTTTTTGCGGGTTATTTAATGGGTTTTTTTACATTAGCTTTGCTAAAAGGTGGAAATAAATGAGAGTATTTAAGAAAAGAGTAGGAGATATTTATTTGAATCCATTATTTTGTGATTTATGGATATTAAATAAAATTTATAATCACGAAGAAAAAAAGGAAGTTTGGACTTTGAATTTAGTAAATGATGATTGCCAAGAATTATTGAAATATGTTGATGGTTTTATAAAGGTAGGCAATATTTATGATTTGGTTGAAAAAGAACTTGATAGGAGTGAAGATGTATAAATTAACAATAAAAACATTATATGAAATTGTTGAATTAGAAATACAAGATATAGAAGAATTAAAAGATATTCTAAAACTATATGAAGATGTTTATGTTGAAATGCAAATGACAAGAATTAAAGATAAAGTTAAAAGCATAGGAGCAAGATAGTGAAACAAGGCGAATATGTTAGAACAAGCGATGGTGAAATACACAATTGTTTAAGTGTTTATATAGACAATAATAATCCCAAATTAAATAGATTTATGAATCAATGGGGTAATGTTGTTATGGTAGATGAAATAACTAAGACAAGTAAGGACATTATTGATTTAATTGAAGTCGAGGATTTAATGTATATAGATATATCACCTGACGATTATGGCGGAATTGTAGTGCCACGCATCGCTGAAACTTTGAATGAATTAGAAAAATATAAAAAAATGCTTTCAAATGGTTGCGTATTAAAAGGAATAGTAACTCACGAGCAGCTACAAAGAGAGTGTTATTGGACGGAGGATTAATGATAAGAGGACGAGAAATTTATCCTAAGACTAAAAGGGTAAGTTGTGTAGGAGATAAAGTTTATTTAACTGAAAAATTAGATGGAAGTAATCTAGTTATTTTCAAAAAAAATGATGAAGTGTATATAGCACAAAGAAAAAACATATTAAATTTTAATGAAATAGATGAACATAAAGATTTGCTTTATAAAGGGTTGTATCAATGGTTAATTGATAATAAGGAAGCATTAGAAGATATACATAATAACGCTGCAATATGCGGAGAATGGATTGGGATGGGTTGCTTAAAATATTCGGTTGATGAATTTGATAAAAGATATTATATGTTTGCCAAAGCTAATATTAACGATGAATACAATTTATATAATTTAATCTATGACCATAGTTTATTTATTTATCCATTTCAAAAACAAGAGATACCTAAATGTATAGGGATTGTTCCAGAAGTAGCAGAATTAAATGTACTGCCAACTAAAGAGCATTTAGATAGTATTTATAACAAATATTGTGGAAAGGTGAACAGAAATGTTGAAGGCTTTGTTGTTAATTACAAAAACAATATATCTAAATATGTACGCATGAAAAATAACAAATTAGTCGAACATTCTGATAGCGACCATAAGGGGATGTAATATGAAAATAACAGGAACTGAATTAATTAATAAATTAGGTAGTAATGAAATACCTGCTCAAACTGAAATAAATGTTTGGTATATTGTTGGTGCAGAAGCTGGCAAAATAACGACTTTGCTTTATGATGGCGTGGATATAATATGGCAACCTGATACTTTCGCTGCAAGATATTTTTGGGATGATAAAATATATTTTGAAATAGAAGAAAAAGAAAGAGAACTGGAAGAATTAAAATTGGAACATGAATATTATTTACCTTCGGAAGGTTTAGCTGATGACCACGAATTTAAAAAGTTTGTGTTAGATGAATTGTTTGCTCAATACGATAAAATAAATGAATTAGTAAGAGCTGTTAAGAAAATTCAAAAGGAGAATGAATGAAAGAAATCTATACCGTATCGGATTTGCACGGACACTACGGAATCTTTAAAAGAGATTTAAAAGAAGCGGGTTATGATGAGAATAATGAAAATCATTTATTGGTAGTTTGCGGTGATATTTTTGATAGAGGTAGAGAAAATCTCGAAGTTTATGAGTATTTAAAACACTTGACTGACGTTGGGAAAGCAGTAGTTATAGCAGGTAATCATAATCTATTTATTACTCAATATTTAGACGGAACGAATGTTTCACCTTTTAATTATATGCGAAACGGAACTAATGAAACACTAGCAGATTTTTTACACCAAACAGCTCCATTTGAAACTTGGTGTTTGTTAAATAATATTGAAGAACCTACTTATGGAAATTTTGCAACTTGGATTGAAATTGCAAGAAACGAAATAAATTTAGAATATCCTGAGCTATTACCGTGGTTAAAAAGTTTGCCAAGATATTATGAAACTGATAATCATATTTTTGCTCATGCTTCGATTGATTTAGATGTTGAAGATTGGCATTATCCTCATTGTGAAAGACATGGTTTGCTTGATTGGGATGCTTTGGATTTTGACGATGGAAATTTCATAAAGAAACATAATCATACAGGGAAAACCATTATAGTTGGGCATTTTTCAGTAGCTCATTTAAGACAAATGCACAGCTTAGGTGATTACGATGACTATTCTATATTAAAAACTGATGATAACAAAGTATTCATAGACGGTTGTGCGGTGCTATCTAAAAAAATTAATGTTTTTAAAACAAAAGATAAATTGCTTTAAAAATATGGCAATTATTGTAAAAAAATATTATAATATTAATTGAAGGAACGGAGGAAAAAATGAACCAATTAGAAAAATTAATGAATGAAAAATTAACTGAAAATGGCGATAAATCATATCGCTCAACAGGAGATAACTTAACTGATTTATTCTTTATGACACCTTATTTTGAAAAACATTTGGACGAAGCGAAAATCGGAACAAGTGAAAAAGAAAAAATATTTTCTATGTTTGTTAGAGATGCAAGATTTGGTCTTGGTCGTAGAGATTTAGGACGTGTTCTTATGAAACAATCAGGGGTTAATGCTCTTAATATTGTTAAAGCAGGTAGATACGATGATTTATGGCATATTCCTACCGATGAAAATATTGCTTATTTAAAAGCTGCTTTAACTGACGGTAACGAATTGTCTAAAAAGTGGATGCCAAGACTAGGTGGAAAAGACCATAAAATTGCTCTTGCATTATGTGATATGTGGGAATTATCTAAGAAAGATTATCGTAAATTAATTAAAACTGATAAGACTGTTGAATATAAATTATCTTATGCAGAGAAACTTAAAAGCAATCCATTAGAAGAATTGTTTAAGAAGGGCAATTATTCACATCCATTAGTTGATACGATTAATTTTGAACAAGTACCATCTTTGGCGATGACAAAATACTTACATACTTTCTCAACAAGAGAAGATATTAAAGATAGATTCGCTGAATATATCGCTAAGGTTAAAGAAAGCAAAGCAAAAGTAAATACTTCAACCGCTAATGTTTATGATGCTTATAAAACAACTAGAAATAATAATAACGAAGCAAGTGATGTTATTGGTAAGAAGATAGTTGAAGATGCAACAATAGGCGTTGAAATGGATGCTATTGTTGTATTAGATACATCAGGTTCAATGAATAATGTATGGGGTGCTAGAATAGGGAAAGGCTCTTTATTAGAAAAAGCTATGTCTATTTGTCATGCACTATCTACACATTCAACTTATGCTAAAAACCAATTAATTTCTTTTAGTAGTTATCCTCAATTAATGACTATTAAAGGCGAAACATTACAAGAACAATATATGTCAATGTTTACTGGCGATTGCTCAAATACTGATTTCGGTAGAGTTATGAAACTGTTACAAAGTTTAAAAAAATATCCTGAATATTTAATTGTAATAAGTGATATGGAATTTGATGAAGGTTCTAATCAATCAAAAGAACAAACTATGAAAATATTTAAAGAACATGGTGCGGAAACAAAAATTATTTGGTGGAATTTAAACAACAGAAATAAAACTGTGCCTGAATTTGATGAGTACGGAAACATTTATATAAGCGGTTATAATCTACAAATTTTAAAACTGCTTGAAAATAAATTTGATATGACAACTTACATTGATAAAATATTAGAGAAATACAAAAAAGATATTGAATATAATGGATAAATTTGGTAGAATTAAATTGTCAAAGGAAAAACTGCTTTAAATTCGTTTTATCTCCAAAATAAACGCTGCAAAATTAAATTCCTTTGGTTCTAAATTGTACAGTAAAAACTCTTACAGCAAACAAAATTACTCAGGTAGTCAAACGGTTAAGACATTTCCCTTTAACGGAAACAATGGTGGTTCAAATCCACTCCTAAATTCAGTACAAGAGTTTTGTTAAATTGAAAATAAAGTAAATGCTCTCACAGCAAATAAAATTAGCTTGGTAAGCTCGATGTCGTTGGTTCAAATCCAACTTTATCTAACAAAAGACTAGGATAAATAACTCAGTGGATAGAGTGCGTGTATAAAGAGCGTTGTTAAATAAAAAGAGTCCATCGTAAAGACACTTACAGCAAACAAAATTAGGCGGCATTTCGCCTCAGTAGCTCAATTGGTAGAGCAAAAGTATTGGGTACTTTGTGTTCATGGTTCGATTCCATGCGGAAAATTTAATGTGTCTTGTTAAAAAAAATAAAAACTAGGGAAACCTAGTTTTTTTGTGCGTGATTTAACGGATTCTACATGAGTTTTTTTGACGTGATATAACGGAAGATGATTGTGTTTTTTGAATATAAAAAAACCTATCTTTTCGGCAAAAAAAATAGGCAAACAATTATTAATGTGCAACACAATACAAAAGCACATAACACCAATAGCAATTAGCAATCATAAACTAATTACATTTACATTATACAATATATGTAAAATTATATCAAGAATTTTACATAAAATATGACGGAATACGACTGTGAAAATATGACGGAATACGACTATGAAAAAATATCGGACATAACGGATTTCGTGTGCCAAAATATAACGGAATTTTTATATCATGTTTTAATATGACGGAATTTTTATATCAATTTCAATAATACGGAATATCTATCACAAAATTCCATTGATTTTAACTAAAAAAATCACAAAATTCCATAAAACAAAGATACAAGACACTTATAATAGGTGTTTTTTTTATTTTCCCCTCCTTATTATAAAGAAAAAAGAAAAATTAAAAAAAATAAAAAAATTTTAAAAAAAGTATTGACAAAAGTTGGCAAGTGAGTATAATAGTTTGTGTTTTGGGTGTGATAGACCAAAAAAAGAAAGTGAGGAAAAGAAAAAT